AAAAACTCAAATACTATACACCCAAGAGGTGGAATAGTTTCAACCATAGTTCTTACAATACTAACAAGTGCAATGAATCCACAAATGGAATTTCATTTTTATGATGCTTTTCCCACCACACTTTCTGCATTAGAATTTGATAGTGCAGCCGGTGATGTGGAATATTTTACGGCTCAAGCATCGTTCCGTTATGTAAACTACGAGATAAAGAATTTATTGAACAACTGAAAACATTATGATACTTGAAAATATTATGGAGATGTGGGAAGAGGATTCCCATATTGACGATCAAGACTTAGATGGTGAGTCATTAAAAATACCAAACATCCACGCCAAATATCTCCAAACATACACGAAGGAAAAGCGCGCTCTTCGTGAAATGAAAACCCATTGGAAATTATTATTTCAACAACGATGGGAAGCGGTGATTTCTAAGAACGGAAAACAACCGGATGCAAATATACGAATTTCAAAAACCGAATTAGAAAGATACTATGTAGCGGCCGATGAGGTATTACAGAATGCTGAAAAGGTAATGAATGAACAAGAAGACAAAGTTGATTATTTGAAATCAGTTCTTTCGATTATTGAAAATCGAAGTTTTCACATCAACAATGCAATTAGTTGGAGGAAATTTGTTGCAGGACTTGGGTAATCGTGCAGATTTCAATGATAAAGGTGAACGAAACATATCTACAGCTTTCGTGCGAACCTGGCGTGCAGATGGAACTGAACCAATATTTTCGGTTCCGTCCGAAGAATTATCAGTTCATGCCTATGTTTCGCAGGAAGAAGTGGGACGGATACGTTTATCTTTTTAATAATAATAACGGTAAAATATATTATGGGCTAAAGAGAGAAGTTGAACGTTTTGCAAATGATAGAAATTATGAACTCGTTGATAATACAGATGATCCAATAGAGCGAATATCCAATGAAGATTATTATAATTTCTTAGTATCATTTCTTTGTGAATTTCAATTAAGGGATTATCAAAATACTGCAATACGCCATTCGATTGATCAAAAGAGATGTCTCTTATTGTCGCCTACTGCATCGGGCAAATCATTAATCATTTATTATTTGGTACGATATTATTTTCCAAAGAAAATACTGATAATTGTCCCAACACTTTCGTTGGTGAGTCAAATGTTTTCGGATTTTGTATCGTATGCTAAGAAAGATGCTACTTATGAAGTCGAAACATTAGTTCACAAGATTTTCGGGGGACAAGAAAAAGTAACAAATAAACCAATTGTTATTTCAACTTGGCAATCATTATATACTCTAGATAAATCATTTTTTGCTGATTTTGAAGTGGTGATTGGAGATGAGGCTCATCTGTACAAGGCCAAGTCATTGACTGCCATTATGAAGAATTTGGAAAATGCTCCTTATCGTATTGGCACAACTGGTACATTAGATGAAGTTGAAGTCCATCGTTTAATATTAACTGGTTTGTTCGGGCCTGTTAATAAAGTTGCAACTACCAGCGAACTCATCAAAAAGAAGACACTTTCAGATATTGATATACGATGCTTGGTCTTGAAATATTCAAAAGAATCAAGTATAATAGTATCCAAGATGTCTTATCATGAAGAAATTGATTACTTAGTTAGCCATCCCAATAGAAACAAATATATTTGTAATTTGGTAAATGATCTTAAAGGCAATACACTAGTACTTTTTCAACTGGTGCAGAAACATGGAAACATACTTCACGGTATGCTCAAATCAAAATTAAAGCAATCAAGAAAAATATTCTTTGTTTACGGGGGAACAGATGCAGTATCAAGAGAACACGTCAGAGCCATTGTGGAACAGGAACAAGATTCTGTTATATGTGCAAGTTATGGTGTATACAGTACCGGCATCAATATTAGGAACCTTCATAACATTGTTTTCGCTTCACCTTCTAAAAGTCGTATTAGAAATTTACAGTCGATAGGTAGAGGACTACGAAAAACCGACACTAAAGAGGTTGCTACATTATATGATATAGCTGATGATCTAACACATAATAATAATAATAATTATACCCTGAATCATTTTATAGAACGTATTAAAATATATAATTCAGAACATTTGCCTTATCACATATACATTGTACCAATTAAAGAATTATAATGAACTAGTGACTGTAAGAGAATCTTCATTTAACTCGTCACAGACTAAGTATAACAGATTAAACATTCAATGTCAAGGCGATAAAAACTTGACATTCGTGCGGGGATCTGTTATACTAATACTATAGTAAAGTAACAATTAAGAAAGGATGGTCCGCGTGGCTCGTAAGAAAACAAAGCATTATGTAGATAATGTATATTTTTTAGAAATAATGTCAAAGTATCGTGAAGAATATGTTCAAGCAAAAGACAATGATGAAATAACACCTCAAATACCAGATTTTGCCGGGGAGTGCTTTCTCAAAATAGCAGAACGATTATCGCATAGACCAAATTTTATCAACTATGCATTTCGAGAAGAAATGGTGAGCGATGGTATAGAAAATTGTGTAATGTATGCAAGTAATTTCAATCCAGAAAAATCAACAAATCCATTTGCATATTTTACTCAAATAATATATTTTGCTTTTTTACGAAGAATTGAGAAAGAAAAGAAACAATTGTACATTAAGTACAAAACGATGGATGAATTTAGTTCATTGGAAGATAATTCCGAGATGGGAAACATGGCTACTGATGAGAAAGGAACAATCTCTGCTGGTGCCACACCACTAACTATTGATAAAAGAGCATCCATTTATGAGTTCATTCATGCTTTTGAAGAGAAGAAGCGTAAAAAGAAAAAGGCTGCTGCACCAAAAAAGGATGAAGCCGTGATATCATTATCTCCCCTGACTTTTTACTTACAAGCATCCGCATGAAAATCGCTCTGATTACAGATACCCACTTCGGCTCCCGTAGCGACAGCCTCTTATTTTCAGAGTTTTTTCGTAAGTTTTATCAAAATATATTTTTCCCTACGTTAAAGGAAAGAGATATTAAATCAGTGATTCATTTGGGGGATGTGGTTGATAGAAGAAAATTTATCAACTACAAAACACTTAATACGATGAAGGATATATTTTTCGATCCATTGGGAGAGATGGGCGGAGATATTAAAGTTATAATTGGGAATCATGACATTTATTATAAGAATACACTTTCTGTTAATTCGATGAGAGAGTTGACCAATGGCATGCCACACGTTACAATCTATGATTCACCAAGTGAAGTTAATCTGACAGATGAACATAAAGTGGTTTTTATTCCTTGGATATGCGATGATAATGAAGTAGAAACCAGAAACCTAATAGAAAGAACACGGACTAAGGTTGCATTTGGGCATCTCCATTTAGTGGGAATGGAACAGCATAAAGGTTCATTCAGTATAGATGGCCATTCTCCAAAATTGTTTAGTGCATTTGAACGAGTTTTCAGTGGGCATTATCATCATCGTTCCACGACAGGAAATATTACTTATTTGGGAAATCCATATGAAATCACATGGAGTGATTATAATGACCAAAGAGGGTTTCATATTTACGATACAGAAACAATGGAAGTAGAATTTATTGAGAATCCATATTCTATGTTTCATAAAATATATTACAATGACGAGAAAGTAGATTATGGTGAGCTATCTCGTTATGAAGATTGTTATGTTAAAATAATTATACAGAATAAAAACAATACATATTTGTTTGAAACTTTGATGGACAAATTGATTGATGTTGGAGTGGGGCATATTTCAATAGTAGATAATCTATTTGATATCGAAGACATTGGAGATGATATTGAGAATATCGCAGATATAGAAGATACTATGAGTGTAATTCGGAATTGTGTCGATGGGTTGTCGGTGCCGAATAAAATACCATTGAATAAATTAATGCAAGACCTTTATAACGAGGCCTTGACATTTGAAACTGTTTGATAGAAAGGAACGATGTGTTCAATCGAGAAGAAGAAAAAGAAGAGAAAATTATAGAGGTTCAGTTCGACCTTCCAGATAATGATGTTCTCAAACTTGCATTACTTGCTCACGAAAAAGATGTAACTCTAAATGTTTTTATCAATGATGTATTGAAGCAAGGAATTGCGAGAGGAGAATATCGGTTTGAGCAGGATACTCGCCCACAATTATTAAATGAAACTGAATGATAAAATTTAAATCTATATCATGGAGAAACTTTCTATCAACAGGGGATTCGCCAACAACGATTAATCTTGACAAATCGCCGACTACTTTAATTATTGGCGAGAATGGTTCAGGCAAATCGACAATTTTAGATGGATTGACTTTTGGATTGTTTGGGAAACCTTTTAGGAATATCAACAAGCCGCAGTTAGTTAATGCTATCAATGAAAGAGGATTGTTAGTTGAAATAGAATTCACTATTGGTAAGAAAAATTATATTGTTCGCAGGGGCATTAAACCCAGTATATTTGAAATTGTATTGAATGGCAAATTATTAGATCAAACTGCTAATGTCCGTGATTATCAGGATTACTTAGAAAAAATAATTCTCAAGTTAAACTATAAATCATTCACACAAATTGTTTTGCTTGGGAGCTCAACCTTTGAACCATTCATGCAGTTGAAGTTATCAGACCGCCGTGCAATAGTTGAGGACCTTTTAGATATTCAAATTTTTTCTTTTATGAATACGATATTGAAACAGAGGGGGTCGGAATTAAAAAGTGATATGGGAACGTTGGAAGTAGAAAAGGGATTGTATAATCATAAAATTAAAATACAGAATGATTATGTTGAACGATTGAAACAAAATAATGAATCTGATATTAAATACAAAGAAGATACTATTATAGATTTTGAAAGTGATAAGGCAACAGCTAGGGCAGTATCAACTACCTTGCATAATGAAGTACAAGAATTGAGCAACCAAATGTTGTTTGAAGATTCGATCAAGAATAAAAATTACGAGTATAATAATCTCCAGAATAAAATAGAAATTAAATTAAAACAGGAACAAAAGGAACTCCAATTCTACGAGAAAA